TTTATGGGACCACAAGGTATCCGCTTTACTTTAGTACACTTACCAATGTATGATAACGAAGTTCGTAACCGTATTGCACACCCTAAAGGTGGTTATACTGAATCTTACCGTTATACTATCCTTAACATGGGTACTTCAGGTGGTGAGAAAAACATTCGTCGAGTATATCCTAAAGGACGTAAAGAATTAATGTGGCACGTAGCTGGTTCTACTTCTCCACTTGGTCCGAACACTGCGTTCTCTAAAGGATCTGCATCTGCAGTAGATGGTTACCAATTATTCGCTCAAGCTCAACAAGGTGTGCTTATTGCAAACCCAATGTCTTGTGCAGAATTGATTTACAACTCTACTGTCTGATAAATAGATAAATTAATATAAACACAAAAGAAGATGGCAAAAGCAACAAAAGCTACCAAAGAAGAAGTATCTACTTCTACTACTATGGTTAAGGAGAATGAAAGTGTTTTTAAAAATGACAGAGTTACGTTAAAACCTATTAAGAAAAATGGATGGCTTCCCGAAGATCACGACGGGAGCATCCGTTATTCTAAATGTTTTGAGAGATTAACAGTTCAATCTCAACGTGGTACTGGAGTTCTGAATACTGGACTAACTGACGAAGACGAACGTCGACTTGAGAAAAAAATGAATATGTCTCAAGGAACTCTTTCTAGATACAATAAAGACTATTGGAATAAATTCTATATAGATGTACCTAAAGAAGGAAAAGAGTTAGACTTAGCAAATCCAAAAGATGAACTAACCTACTTTGTTTTAAAAGCGCACCAAAGAATTGCAAACTCTGAAATGGAAAGATTTGATTCTCCATTCGCTGAATATGTAATGACTTCAGTTGAGCAAGAAGCTAAAGTAGAAAATAAGAAATCTAAACTTAAGCGTAAAGCGTATAAAGTATTTAGTAATATGAACACTACAGAAATGAGAGATGTTCTTAAGGTAATTGGTAAACGAGCAGGAGATGATGCTTCTGTAGATTTTATTGAGTCTCAACTTGATAAAATAGTAACTGAAGATCCTCAAGAGTTTTTAGCTACTGTAGAAGATCCTACATTTGTAATGAGAGCATTTATTGATGATTGTTTATCGTCAAGAGTTCTTACAAAAAGTGGTACTAAATATGTTCTTCCTGGTGGAGATGTTGTAGGTTATACACTTGAGCAAACGATTGAATATTTAAAAAATCCTGACAATCAGGAAGTGTATTTAGATTTAAAAGGTAAACTATCTATAGGTAAATAGTATGACGGTAGCCGAAATGCATAGTGAGTTTAAATTATTGATGGATAAAGGTGATTCTGGTGATTTACCTTCATTTATGAGCATAGAAATTGATAGGTTTATAAATATAGCTCAGCATAAATTTGTAAACAAACGTGTATTTGGGCATAATATTAGACGTACTAGTTTTGAGGAAGATCAAAAACGTAGAGATGATTTAAGAGAGTTAGTTTCTAATGAAGAAACTTCTGATTTTACAACTGGTGATAAACCAGGTGGTTTCTTTGCAACTCTTCCTAAAGATTACAGACATAGTATAAACGAAGAATGTATTTTATCTAACGGAGCCAGAGTAACTGTTAAACCTATTACTCATGATCGTTATAATAAGATCATAGATGATCCTTTTAATAAGCCAACTCCAACCACTGTCTATAGATTAGATATTAACGGAGGAAGAGTTGAACTTATCTCTTCACCAGGAAATAGTGGTATAGAGATTAGTACTTATGTTCTTAGATATATTAAAATTCCTACTCCTGTTAGTCTAACAGATAGTACGGATTGTATTTTATCAGAACCTACACATAGAGAGATTGTCAAGATGGCTGTCGTTGAAGCTTTAGAAAATGTAGAGCAACCACGATACCAATCAAGTAAAATAGAACTTAACGAAATAGAATAAAATAAAATGGCAAGAACAGCAAAAATAACAAATGCCAATGTAGGACCTCTTAAAAATGTAAGAGGTGCTGTTGGTAATACTCCCGTTCGAGCGCAGGACTTTAACACCTTGATAGGAGATCATGTCAGTCAATCTGATGCAAGTGATCAAACTATTGTAGGTGATTTAGTTTCTCATAAGTCTTCAGGAGCAATTGGGAAATCAATTGCAAATGCGGCTTCTTCTGGCGTAGGAGTTCACGAAATGTACGAGGTAGTTAGTTTATCGACATCTGATGATAACGACGTATCTGCATCTTTATCTAAAAAACTTCCTGCGGGATGTGTAGTAATTGAGGCAGGTTTAACTGTTGTAGAGGTTGCAACTTCTGCTCACGGAGATGTAGCTCTTGAAGTGCACAGTGCAGCAGTAGCTGACGATGCTGCTTCAGCAGGTACAGAAATTGTAGGTGCAGATGTTGCAGGCGATGTTTCTAAACCAGATGCTGATTTAGATGCATCTAGCGCAGGAGTTGTTGGCGAGTCTGTATTTGGTAATTTACCTGTAGACAGAGGAACAGATGCAACTTTTTTCCACGTATGTACTAAAGAAGATTGCTCTTCAATGACAGGAACACCTAAAGTAGGCGTTTATGTTAAGTGGATAGGCGGAGCAGCAGTCACAATATAATTAATTTTTAAAATAGAAAACAAATGTTTAAAACAGATAATTCATTACACGTATTTGTTGGTACTAGTTTTGACCATAGTGATACTTTGGCAGACGCAGCTGCAAATCAAATTTGTATATTAAATAAAGATGGTAGCTCTATCGGTGATGGTAGTGCAGTAATTGCTGACGATACTGAAGTTTATGTAGCTATAAAAGATGCGGCAGGTAATGTTCGTAAATCTCCTACATTTAAATTTAAAGCAGCTAACGTAAAAGGTCTTGCTTATGCAGGAAGAACAGAGCAAATAACTACTTTAGATTTATGTGACGATACTCCAAATACTCGTTACACTATGAGAATTAACTTCAAGCACAATACAGAGTTATTCTCTAATCAATCTGATCAATACTTCTTTGAGTATACAACTGGTGATACAGTTACAGCTGGAGAAGTTATGGCTAAGTTTGTAGCTAAAGTTAATGCTCAAGAAAGTTGTAAAGATAAAGTTACAGCAGCAGCTGTAGGTACTGATGGTATGACTCTTATTGGTAAAGCTCAAGACTGGAGTTTAGGTCTTCATGCTTACACTATGGTATTGTTTGATGTAACAATCGACGGATTTGCTTCAACAGCAACAAACGTTGTTACTGGTGTAGTTCATGGTTCTGGAGCAGGTGAAGAAGTTGCAGAACTAGAATGGTTTGGAATGGGTGCATCAGGCGCTCCTTACCGTCAAGGTATTCCTAGTAACAACCACTTAATTTCTCTTAATGCAGTAGCTGCTACTAATTATGATATATCAGTTATAGATACTCCATTAGAAGACCCTAAGTATGCAGTTGCAGGGGCAGGGGCAGGACGATGTCAAATTGTTTTAGCTATGCCGAATACTCCTGTAACAGGAGCAGATGAGCTAGATGAGGTATTAGGATATACTGATGCTAGTGCAAATGTACACGGAGACTCTTAATAGTTAACTTACTTATAATAATCAAAGGGCAGGCAGCTTAATCTGTCTGCCCTTTTTTAATACCTACCTATGCCTTTAGACTTAAAACTTAAAGTATATACCGCCAATGACTGTGCGGATTTAATGATTAAAGATATTACAGGAGATTATAATCCTGAAACAAATGTCGGAGGATGGGGAGTATTTAATGCTTCTGCGGACTCAGGTAGTATTATACTTGTTACTACTGTATTATTAGAAGTACCTATAAGTGAAACAGATACTACTATTTTAGAACTTGTAGTAAATAACTCTTCTATATTTATAGGTGAGGATTCTTTAATTCAAGATACAGGGGCTGGAGAATATGTAACTCCATTAGAAACATCCTTAAAAGAATTTAAATTAAAAATTTCTGCTGCTCTCGTATGGCAGCAAATTGTTTCTGAGGTAACAACTCTATATGGATCTTATAATTTAACAAGTGCTCAATCCCTATATATCCTAGACAATTTAACTGAATGGAAAGTATTAGAAGATGCCATCTACATGGTAACTCCTACGTATGTAAATACAGACGGAGATCAGTTTCCAGGAAAAGCAACTAAATTTAATAATGTATGTTTAACTCAACAAATGGTAGATGAGTTAGCTACTTCTGCAGATTTTCGATGTGAAGACTGTGATGACACAGATGTAGATCAAATTAGTGTTGCTTACAGTTTATTAGAAACATTAAAAAGTATATAATGGCCTTATATCACGAAGTAAATTATGGGTTTGAACAGAAGTTTAGAGCATCTTTAGATAGCCATGAAAGACAATTTCGTGAATATAATGAGGATCTTAAGTTTTATATTGATAATAATAATTTTAAAGATTCACCATTAAATGTAAAAAATTTAATAATACCTGTTGTATTTCATATAGTATATGATAAAATAGAAAATAATATTCCTGTAGATGGAATACATAAAATATTAGGTAACTTAAATGCATATTATAGTCAATATAATATCAGCTTTAAACCAGCTTTTCTAGGCCCAGATAATCAACCTTTACTTGAACCTGGAATAGCTAGACATGATTGGCAAAATAAAACATATAATTATATAGTTCCATATGGAGACTTTGGAGGAGAAAGTCGTACTTTTCTTTATAGAGATAAAGGTATTCAAATTCATAATGAATGGTCTTGGTATGATACTGGTTATCCTATAGAGAGTTTAAAAAAAGAAATTGGTTGGGATCCATATAAATATTTTAATATTTATTTAGTAAATGCAGTTTGTGGGGAAGCTGTAGCGACTTCACAAGAAGGAGATTGGTCTCTAGGGATAGAATTAGATTTGAAATATTCTGATATAGTTAATTCTATTACTGCTGAAATAACAGAAAAACCAGAAGACTTTGGTATAGTAATTCCTTTTTATGCATTACCAGTGGAGGTTGGGTATTCATATGAAAATACTGAACTTCCATTCCCAATATATGCGGAAGCTGGTGGACTTATAGTAGTAGCGGCAGATGATATTCCTACTAATGGTGATTATATTTCTATAATTCATGCAGTTGCTATGAGTTTTAATTTATTAAGTTTATTTCATACTAAATTTTATAGTAGTATTTTATATTCTGGTGATGAAAGTTATACTCTATCAGATAATGATATGTTGGATACTACTGCTTGGACGGAGGCATGTTTTAATGATGATAAGACTCAATGTGGATTTGATGGTAATAGATTTATAGGAGATTGTTGTGATGATACACCTCATATATTGTTTTCAGAGTACTTAACTTTTAGAGATACTAATATAATAAGTATGAGATGTGCTAATCCCAGGTACGATAAAGACACAACTTATGAGGGGTATAATTTAATGGCACACCCATATTTTGTAGATAATCTATTTGGACAAAATCCCATTTTACCTTCTACAGAAAGATATGAATTAACTTGTGAGCAAGTAAAAAGAATTCGAGCAAATTTTTTATTGCAGGAAAATGAAATTAAACCTTCAAGTATACTAACTCATTTACTCCACTCTCAGGTTACAAAACCCTCTGATGTTGATGATGGTATTATTGATGATGATATTATAGATGATGATATTATTGATGATATTATTGATGATATTATAGAGGAAGATGATGATGTTATTACAGCAGAGCATGATCCTTGTGAAGACTTCTACATAGATGGGGTAGTACCTATAGATAATTTTCATGAGATTATATCTAGTAATTTGGGCCACCAAAAGAAAGTAACTAGAAGCACAAATACTCGAATATCTTCCACAAAGATGGTTAATACTTTTAATAAAATCAAAAAAATAATAAATTCTATTGTATAATGGCAAAAGATAATCATTTAAAAAATCGTTGTTGTGGGGATGAGTTTATCAGTCAAGGATCTTCAGGTTCATGTCAAACTTTGGATACTGATGTAACAAACGAAGAGATTCTTGGTTTAACACATACTGTACAAGAGGAGTTTAAAAAAATAATAAAGAATAGATCTTTTGCTAGAAAACAAAGAAGCGCTCCTTATGTAACTTATAATGAAAATGAATTAATCTATATCCCTTGCTGGGTTCATTTTATAAAACGTGCTTGGTATAATAAAGCATATAGTGAGCCTGGGGATTCTGAAGGATATGGAGAATATGCTGCCAGAGTTGTAGAAGCTATCAATGATATGCTTGCAGGGATATATGGAGATCATCCTGCTCAAGACGATGAAAGTCACGGAATAGAGTCTAAGCTTAGACTTAAAATACCTCAGAAAGTTCCTAAATCGTGGATAAACCCTTTATTTAAAGAAAATAGAAGAATCTCGCATTGGTGGCAAGATATAAATTGGGGAGGAAGCTCTTATCAAGAGGCACCCACTTCTAATGCGGGTGCTGTAAATTCACGTATAACTAAATCGGATCCTAATGCATCTTTTATATCTTCTGCAGATGGGGTAACATCGTACTATGATGAGGCAGGTAAAGATTATAACTTTAAAAACTACTATTCTATTCCTGTATTAGATGAGGGAAATGAAAGAGATGAATACTTTTGGGGAGGAGAATATGGGGTAGTTTTTAATTGGCCTATGATGTTTCAAAGTGAAGAGTATGCCACTAATCCTTCTGTATTTGCGGTAGCATCTAATTATTATGATGGTCACCCTTTTGATAATGAATCTTTTTTTGTAAGAGAATTAAAAGGCCCTGAAGTTCATGAAGGTTATCCAGTATTAACAGCTCAAGGAATGGATCTTGGGTATACTTCAGAATTTGAGCAGCCAGGGCCTTGGTCTCCTGTTTTTGTAAGATTCCCAGGTATTAATTTAGTAATAAGTAGTGCTCCTGGGGGTAAAGCTAGTTTCCCTCAATCTACTTCTTCTTGGGCCCCCGCAGGAGTAACTACTTTTGGATCGTCTGATGCTACAGTTTGGGGCCATGAATTAGGACACTCGCTAGGTCTTCAACATATATTTGGAGGAGGGAGTAAGGCGGCAGAAGCTAGATTAGCATTTGTCAGTCCTTTATTCCCTGAAGAAGGGAGTAGTTTTAAACTTGATTTTTTTGAAAATACTACTAATTCTTTCATTCCTCCTTTTGAGTATATAGATCAAGATACAGAAGACACTACTGACTTTGAAGAAATATCTGAGAATGAAATGGTATATGTTGAAAATATATATAATAACGGAGCTAGATTAGCAACTGGATTTTTCGAAAGAAAAATAGAATTTAATAGAGGAGATTCTGAAAACCCAATGTCTGTTATAAATAATTATTTAGGAATTCCTGGTAATGACAACGCTCTTGATTTAACTGAATTTTTTGCAATTATAAATAGAGTACCTTCTTTTTGGGGAGGAAGTTATATAACACATGAGGATGGATCTAAGGAGATGGTTATCAATCCAGTTACTGAGGATTCTTTGAGATCGTCTCGATCTGTCGCAATGCCCAATTTAACTACTTTAAGTTGGTTAGGTTTACCTGATCCAGGGGATACAATAGGAAGTGGGTCAAATCAGTTTTATATATATAAAGTTGACTATTTCATGGAGGGGCTTAATATTTTTGCAGATGTTTATGCTATATATAAACATACTAGTACTAGTTTTGGTGATCCTTGGTCTTGGAAGCTTTGGAATGGTAGTGGGGCAAATTATACAGAAAAAGCCTTAGATGTAAATAGAGATTTGACTATTGTAAACCATTATGACGATTTTAACCCTTCTGTTGGTGAACCTAGTGATACTTATAATTGGGCTTTAGATACTTATTTTAATAGTAATGAAGCTATACATGATTATTATTATATAGGATACCCTTCAGAGTATCAAGAGGCTAAAGATGTTTTAATGGAGGCTCTAGGGTATTTGTTAGGTAATAACGAGATAACCTATAATGCATATAATGCTTATGTAGGAGATGCTTCTGGTAAGTTTGTATGGACATCTTTCAGAAGTGGAGACTATATAAAGTTATTTCCTTTACACTCTGATGACATATATAATAATGCTACACATAGAGCACATCATTATATAACTGATGCAAATTATACTAATACTAACGTAGATCCTGATACTGATATTTATGCTCAGAATATACAAACAAGACCTTTACGTAAAAAAAGATACCTTGTAGATTCGGAATCTCATCTAGATGCTCTTGAGGCAGCAGGAATCTTATCTTTACCTGACTTTGTAGAAACTGAAATTTTTGACAATAGAAAAGGACCTCAGATTACTACCTATATTCCTTTTTGTAAACTACAAGAAGCTGTAGATGAGTTTGGAGAGGGTACGGGAGAGTACCTACAAACAGATGAATTTGATCCTTTTTGGTATATTAATTTTAATTGGTTAGATCCTAGATTTCCTAAATACCCAAGTAATTGGCCTGTATCAAAAATATATGATGCAGTTGATGATAATGGAGATCCTTTATGTCCTTGCTTACATACAGAACAACATTATTATTATGAGACTCCTGGAGATGTGATAGATGGTGAAATTCCTTGGACATTAAATTTAGCTACCTATACTCCTATAAATGCTAAAACTGAAGATTTAACTTTTAAAAACGGCAGTAATGTAGTGGATAGTACAGATATATATGGGTCTGCTTATGGATACTGGAATACCTATAGAGAAGTTCCTACAGATAATGGGACAGACGCATATAAATTATATATGCTTTATGCATATCTAGACTTTAAATGGAATGAAGACCCAGAGAGTAATTACTATGGTAATTTAATGACTAGGACTAGTAATGATGATGGTTCTAATAGTTATTTTAATAAAGATCATTTCTTTGGAGTAAATAAAACTTCTTCGTTCTGTGGGAACCAGAAAGTTCACGGATCCTTTGTGGAAGTATATGCTAACACTTTAGAGTTTGATAACCATTTTCCTGCAGTTAGACGATATGGGGCTAGATTGCATTCTTTTCCGCACGGGAGAGGAGTATTTTTTGAGCATCATATATTAGATAAACAATGTATAAATAATAATTGTGATTATCCTAATATAGAAATACCTTATTGGGGGTATACAGGGCTGCATGCTCAGTCTGCAATACCATTAGAATTCAAATTTAATAATACTGCTTTTGCTAATACTGCTTTTGGGTCAACTCAAGGTTCTGCACAGTCAACTTCTTTTTCTAATATTTGGTTTCGAGGATGGGCTTTAGAAGGAGACGGAATATCTGATACAGGTAGAGATCTAGCTGTTACACCTACATATACATTCTCTTCTTTTAATAATAAAGCAGGGCGAAGCAGTCAATATTTATATGGGTATGGTGATGCAGATTGTATGGCACAAGGAAGTTATATAGATTCCCACATTTGGTTTAGCCCTAGTATTGTTTTAAAATTTTTCTTTGGAAGTACAGATCCAGGAGCATCTTTGTATAATCCTTTTAGAGTTTTAGGCTCTGTAGCACAAGACGCTACAGACCATTATACAAAAAGTAATAATGCTCAAATTAGTTTACATAATCAAAAATCTTTAGGAGCAAATATGGAGAGTGGTATATTTAGAAATATTATGCATTATACTTCTGGGAGTCAGATAAAAATTTATGAAGACAATCTAGCTGCTCCTTTTGAGCCAGATAATCTAAAGTCAAGTAATATTTCTGCTGCAAGAGCTTATGTATTTAGTCCTGATCAAATAGCTAGAATGGAAGCTGTAGTAGAAAGTAGATATAGTATATACAATAGGGCTATGGAATATGCAGACGAAATTGATTTACGTAATACTGAGTATAGCGATACTAATGAAGTACATGACTTTTTATTAAAAGGTAAAGCAGCTATGGAATATGTGGTTCCTACTCTTAGTGATATTTCAGATCCTACAGGAGGCGCAAGCACTATTTTAGGAGAAGTAGATTTAACTACTCCTGGACTTAATATTATATCTCATTGTTTATCACTAGATGTATTAGTTTGTAACAACGAGTACGCCCAGTTTTTGGGTGAAGGGGCGCAGTCTGTACTACCTACAGATCCTTATACATATGGTCCTATGTTTGAATATAATGGCGAAATTAATGTTATTTATTATGATCCAGCTGAGTGTTGTTTTGGTTCTTGGAGTAGTGAAGCGCAGACATGTGTTCAAGGTGTAGACGAACTTGCTACTGTAGATTGTTCAGAGTGCGAAGGAACTAGAACAGCATCTGCTGTAAGCACCTACGTAGTTTATAATTCTATAGGATTAAATCTTATGAAATTTGATTCTAATGTGTTATATTCAGATCATGTTGTAATAAGCCCACAAAGCGGGTGTTACTACAGTTACTCTAAAAAAGAAAGAAATTCTTATAAATTGAGTTATCCTTCAGTGTCAAAAGACAAAAAAGATAAAACAGAAAAATTCAACAAATGTAAGGATATTCTAAATAAAATGTCTAATTTTGCAAGATAAAATATTTTTATGATAAGCCAAAATGAATTATATAATAAGTTGCAATTTGCAAAAATGAAGTATCAAGAATATTCTTTGCAGCTTGCAGAGCGATACTCTAAAGGAAATATTAATAAATCAATTCCTCTAAAGCTAGCTGTGATAAGTAGTTGGCTTAAATACTTAGAAGAGCGTATAAGTATGGTAACCTCATTAGATCATAGAGATCCTGCAATGGTTGTATTAAATAATATATCTACAGGTTTACGTTCTTATTCTCTCTCTTCAGGCAAGAGTTCTATACCTAATATAGCTGTTATTTATATAACTGATGTATATAATCGTACTATCCCTATCTCTAAGTTTACAGTATATGAAAGTATACCTTCAGCTGTACTTATACAAAGAATACTACAAGGAAGAAGTAATGTTTCTCCTCATCATTATCCTGCAGGTTCTACCTCTTTAGCCTATGGTACAACCGATAATAGCATTAAAGTAGTATTCAATAATGTGGGGGCTAACTTTAACGGTAAACTAATAAAAGGCTCTAAAGGAATACAATTTAATACTGCAAAAGTAACTGGTGGAAGCAATGCTATGAAAGAAGGGAAACCAATCTCCTATGATCTTATAAGTAAATATAATCTTATATTAGATACAATAGCTGTAGATTTAAATTTTGTGTATAAAAACATAGATCGTAATTATTCTAATTCCATTAATACACCTTTGGGCCAGTCAGATATAGAAGATACGATAATAACCAATGAAAATCGGGAACATATATCTGACGAGCATGGCAATACTTTAATTTTTGAATAAAAAATAATATAAAATGGCAAAAATATCTGAACTTCCAAAAGCGTCCAAGAGTAATAATGCAGACAGGCTAACTGTTTTGCAAAATGGAAAGGTAAAAACAATAACTAAAAAGTCTTTACTTGGAGAACTTGAGGCTAAACTCTCAAGATTAGCAGGGCAAATTAAAAGTATTAATAAGAATACTTTAGCAAAAACGGTTTTAAAAGATGCCCCATCTTTCTCAAAGCCTGCAAAAGGAAAGAATCCTACAAATGCTAATCACTTATCTACAAAATCTTATGTAGATAAAGCGGTGTCAAATGTGCTTAGAAGCGATGGTAGTATTGCTCTAAGTAATAATCTGTCTTATTCTGGTAAAAGTATATTTTCAGATAATGACTTAGTAGATAAAGAATTTGTAGATACTCAGTTAAAGTCTGCATTAAAAACAGTGCAAAGAAGAAATGGATCTAATGGGTATCCTGCGGCTTCTGCTGGAGATGTGATTCTTATTGATACTGATCACACTAGTTTTGCTACTGATGGTCCTGAAATTCAAGCAGGTGATATTTTAATATGTTTATCAGATAGTGCTGGAGGAACTTATGGGGAAGTAGGTAATCAGTTTGCTATAGTAAATACAAATGTAATTGATGCAACTGAGTCTAAAGCGGGTATATTAAAAAAATCTACAGATTTAGAAATAGAAGAATTAGCTACTGACGATTCTGTGGTAAGCCCTTTAAAGCTTAAAAATGCTATTGAAGCTACTTCAGCATATAATAGAACTCCTGTATCTTTTACTTCATATACATTAACAGAAGCAGATAAAGGTTTAATTGGAGTAGATTGTAGAAGAGGGGGCGTAACATTAACACTTCCTACTATAGCGTCTCTTAAACATCCTAAACTTGTAAAATATAGAATTAAAGATGAATATAAATCCTCTGTTAAAAATTCTATTTTAATTAAATCTTCTAGTACTGATAGTATACAAGGAGCTAATTCTTTTAGATTATCTTCTGATGGAGGATCTATTAAGTTATATACTGATGGAGATAGCAGATGGTTTATAGAGAATAATCTTCCTGTAGATTTAGATGCAATTAAAGTTAAATCAGTTTTAACAGATAATACTACTACAGGAGAAAGAGTTGCAGCTGCAGCAACTGAGGAAACCTTAATGGCTATAAATGTAGATTTAAGTGATTATCCAGTAGGAACCTCCTTTAAATTGGTAGCGTCTTGTGCTTTTGCAGCAACAGCTAATGATAAAACAGTAAAATTAGTGGTGGATGGAAATACAGTATTAGATAGTTCAAATGCAGAAGCAGCACCTAATGCTAAATTTGGAGTTTTAGAAGCCACCCTACTACATTCAGATACAATGAAAACTATTGCGTATTCTAAAGGGCTCGTAGGAACTACTCAAGCTGTTGGTGTAATTAACACTTTAGATATAGACTGGGAAAGAACTATTACAGTTAGCGTAGATGTTACTGCAGCAACAGCAGTAGGAGATATAAATCTATATTCATTCCAAATAATCCCATTAAAATAATTTAAAGTATTATGTTAAATTCTACGATAAACTATAATAAAAAACTTTTAACTGCTATTAATAGTGTTTCTGCAGGAACCAATACTTCTGTAGTATTATACTATAATGCTATTAGTGAAACTAAGTATATAGGGGAAGTGCAGAATGCGTTAGCGCAATGGCAATTATTCTTTAATACTTTATATCATTCCTCAAGAACAAATAATAGATCAGGAAATTTAGATTTATCCTTTGAGGTATCCTCGACAGAATCTTTGGACATTAAATTTACTATAAATGGGGAGTACACATTAAGTAATAGCCCATCTAATAATATGGCTATCTCTTATTTAATACATTTTATAGGAGAGTCTTTAGGATTTAAAAATTCTTCGAGGAATAGTCCTATGAATCCTCTTAATGTTAAAAATAATTATATCTTTTTATCAGATGTAAATATAACTAAAGACGGCTCAATATTAGGAAATGGTCTTATTACTTATACAAAGTTAATAGAAGATACGTATAAACTATACGGAAATCCTAGAATTAAAAATTCTATGGTTTATGGATGCATAGATGCTACAGCAGAGAACTACAATCCAGACGCAACTATCAGTGACGGTTCGTGTGCCTCTAAACAAAATAGTGCTATCTCAGATTCTAAACTGCAAGATAATATTATTCACTCTAGAGATTTACCTGCCAATATTGATAGTCCTTCTACATTAATACAATTTAATTATAACAATGAATATTTTAGTTATACTGCCTCTGGAGTATGGGGGCCTCATCTTGGATATGATGTTTCAGGATTTGAAGAACTAAATAGTATACATGCTACAAATAGTTCTACTGATAATGATCATCTAGTTCGCACCTCTTCTTCTATATTTACAAATGGGAGAGGCACTAATCTTTTTACTGCCTTTGCATTTTTAGATAAATTATTTATTTATGATAGACTTGGGAATAAATTAAATCCACAAGACTCTTTAACACCGTCTTGGAATACTGAATCTCCTGAAAGCGCAGTTCAAAATGTACAAAGTATTAATACTAATATTATTACTTTTGGGGATCAAAATATTTCAGCATATACAATTGTAGATAATAGAGGATTCATTAGAATAAATTGGGTAGATTCAACTTTACCTAATTATAATAGTTCTGGGGGTGAAATTATTGATTGTAGAGAAGGTGGGCCTTTTGGGTCTGCTTTAGGGAATTCATTAGGAGAAACTTTAATTCAAGCCGATGCTTTTGGGGGTAGTAGTTTTGGAAATCTTTACGGAAGCTTTGATTGGGAGGATGCAGAAAAAGATGTAATTAATGACAATGAGACAAATAGAAGGCAATTTTCTTCATCTGGTTATACAACTGGTATAATAAATTCAGTATCAGGAAGTAGTGTGGGGGATAAAGGATACTATAAGTCTACTCCTATATCATTAACAAATGCATTTTCTAATGTTCTATCTCACAATGAAGATAATACTGTTATAAAGGGAGCAAGATTTAATAAACTTCTCCATTTTGATGTTTATAGTGGAACATATTTAATATATAATACAGTAACTCCTAAAGGAGAGGATGGGCAAAACGCAGAAGCTATTGGTATGTTTCCATCCAATTGGGGGCAGGATTCGTCGGCTGAGTTTATTCATCCTTATATATTCGATCTCGATGTAAGAAGAACTCTTTATAATAGAATTTTAACTATAGGTAGTTTTGATGAGACAACCCCAACTCTAATGTATAGTTATTTAAAAGGATTTAGCTTTTCACAGGATTCTAGAAATATACATACAATAGCGGGGAACGGATATAACTTTGAAACTAATACATTTAATATAGTTAGCGGAGAACATGTAGAAGTTACTACAGATCCTCTTACATCTCCAAGCAGATTAAATGTAGATGAAGTTCTATCTCAAACTCCTATAGTTAGAGGAAATAGAAGAAGATATGTATCAGGAGATTATAGTACTCACTTTAATGTAGAACTAGCTGAATATTCTCCTTCATCAGGAAGTATGGAAGAATACTCAGATGGTGTATTTTTAGTTGCTTACGGGGTGGCTCACGGGTTTATTATAATGTCAGTTACATCTACAGGTATATTTATACCTCCTGCTGATGGAGGGGTAGAAATACATATTCCAGGTGGTGTAATAAATGACGAGAAGACTTCAGAGTTTCAAGGTATGAAGCCTATATCTGCCTGCTTTAGTAGGTTAGATAACTTTTTATATGCTATTGTAGAAGGAGAAGGTGTTGATGATCGCTATGTAGTAGTTTATAATACATCTACAATAATGGAAGGAGATGGAGCTGCTAAAGCTCAAATGATAATATCAGATGCTTTAATACTAGAAAATCCTTTATCTTCTATTCTATCTAAAATAGAATTAGATCATGAAAATAATGTGTGGGTTTTTGGAGAAGATGAGAGTGAAGAGTATGGGAGAATTATAATGGCAGATACAGTTTTAGGTATTATGGACTTTACGTCTTTTACTACTATTAATACCCTTTCTAGCGTAAAACACATATCTCCTTCTTTACATAACAGTTTTTCTGTTTATACAGGTATTAAACATAATATTTATTCTAATTTAGCTTCATCTGATCCAGGATCAATAGTATCTTCTATTCAATTTGCAGAAGATACTTACTCATTCGACATTTACCAAAATGAACATCCTACAGTATATAATACTTCTGATGATACTATTCGGGTTTTAGATAATATTGTTTTAGACGATCTTGACATCTTTACAGGACATCCTTATCCAGGCATAATGAATCTTCATAGTGGAGAGATCGCTTCAATATTCACAACAGATGGAAATCTTTTATTATTTGTAGCTTCTGTCCCAGATAAAGATATGGCTTCACAAAGACGTAAATTGATTATAGGTAGAGATGGGAATATTATAGATAATGATATATCTGCTGATAGTTGGAGAGGTGTGTATGTCAATAATCATTATACTGTAATTCACGATAATCCCCTTACGCATGAGGATTTACTAAATGTTAAAGTTGACGATCTTTGGTATAGAGGAAATAGATATTCAAGATCTGATTATATTCTAGGTAATTCACTTTTCTTAAGGGATCCTACACGTCCTGGATCAATATACTTATTCACAACGAATGGGGATCTTAGTCCACCAATTGGGGGACGCATAAAAAAAATAGTGTTTGACAGGAGCGATACGGCTTCTGTATCTCCTACAAATATTGATATGGGTACAATAGTAGAGGATTATAGTTACTCAATGTGGCACAATCTACTATTTCCTGTAAATTCTGATTCTTATAGTAATCCTACAGTTGTCCCTAAAGTATCTAGTGTTACCATGGGGCCTGTAGGAATAGGGCAACTACATAACTGGCCAGAGTTCTCTCAATTCTATGGTGATGAGGGTCAATTTTATGATAGCCCCCTAGATAATTCCAGATTACACGTGATTAATGGTCGGACTCATAATTGGCTATTATATATAAATAATCCAAATCCTCATGTAACTCATCTAAATAGTAGTGTAGGAAATGCTAAAATTGGCTTACATAAAGTTGATAGTGGGTTTAAAGTAGAGAGTACTGCAGATTGGGAAGATATTATAAATCCTCTTGGTCACTATACTAGCCATGATATTAGGTTCAGTCTGGGGGAGTCGGCAGTATTAAGGTTTAGTGAAAGTATTTTTATAGATACTCTTAGTACCATAATACCTGATTATTTACCAGCATATGATTATGCTAGTATGATAGATTCCAGAGATTATGGTACTGGAGGGGGATGGCATTCTCCTTCTATTTCTAAAATGACTATATTAACTACTACGGATGGAAAGGATAATTTAGCTATTAATTTTGAGCATGCGAAGCATTCAAATTCAGAAGACGAAAAAGCAAGAAAGACTAATATATACGGTAATTTTATTTCTATAGGAAGTTTTGATTTTGAGAAGGGAGATATAGTGCTTGATAAAACTATATTAATTGAAAAAGTTATATCAGAGTATATATACAATACAACAGGAGTAGGTAATAGCGATTCAAATACTTTTGATGCTGGAAATGATAATAGCTCAGTAGAGGATCTTTGGACTTATTCGACTACTAATATGCTTTTTCCTTATACTGGAGATAAAGCTATTAAAGGTAACGCGTATAATTGCAATATAGATTTAGCCTCTCATTATAATACAGAGCTTTGGGGGGATTCTGGTATGTACCCTGGAGACACAGCTACTATACAAGGATATTTAGAGGAATTAAAAGTTATAGATGCTGTTAATTATTATCCTTTTACTATTAAAGATATGTGCTTTAGTGCAGATGCTAGTGTATTATATATTGTAATATCGTACTATGGGAACTGGAATCTTAATTATAGTGGCGCCTATAGCAACGGCCCTAAATATCTGGGAGAAGATTTTTATGAAAGCGGATTTGGAGATAGAATTTATAAAATTAATTTAGTACGAGATGACAGTGGTAGTATAATTAATACTCAAGTTAGCGAAGTTCCACCTTTCTTACATTCTGACCCTGCCCTTTGGCCAGCAGACTTTGAAGATAGCTATTCCGAGAATGGAGAAAAGCATTTGCCAATTCAGTCATTATCAACTAGAAGCCCTTATTTTGATATAACTAAAATGTACAGAGGTACAGATGGTTTTATTTATTTAGGAATAGCTAGTAGAGAAGACTTAGACGAATACCCAGCTTATGTAGGAAGAATAGTAAATCAAGATAGTTACGAGAATTCTTCATACGCATTGGGAATGAAGACTTTAACAAGTAGTGAGGGAGTAAGAAACGAACACCACATAGCGCCATCAAAAGATACTCAATATTCTTTAGCCTCATTAAATACAGATCGTACAATTAGATTTGATAGGTCTAAGTTTGAAGATCAACTCATAGATGAAAGTGAGTTATCACCAGGAACAAGTGGTTGTCTGAATGTGGATGATTGTAACTATTGTTCAGATTGTAGTTACCATGCCTATCAAATGTGTAATCCGCCTAATCCTCTTTGTGGGTGTGAGGGAACATTAACCTCATATCCTTATGGCCCTTGTGGGCCAGATGTTGGGGGGTGCTCGACTAGTAGTACTAATCAAAATGAATTTAATTTTTGGTCTGATGTTCTAGTGGACGAAGGTGCTGCAGCTCAGGGACAATATTTAGCAGAGAATTATATACAATATAATACTAATGTTCCTGACTGTTTAGTTTGTGGTGATGCTGCTGCAAGTAACGGTGTATCCCCTCTCCCAGAAGGGGTAGTTAGTTATCCAGAACTAGATACAGTATTATGTACTTTCCCTGGATGCTCGGTAGTAGGTTCTTGTAATTACGATCCTGATGCAAATATAAACACTGGTTGTAATGGTGTTCCTGTAGGATGGACATCGAATATAACCACTATATATGGGCTTTCCCCAGCAGGTACTTTAGATATTTCTCCTGCCAATATAACTTGGCCATTATCTATACCTAATGATGCCATTCATCCCGATGAGGATGGTACTGGACACGCTACATTTTTACATTGTGAATGTAATGGTATGGGAGGACTTGTTCCTATGGAAGGTTGGTGCGGAAGCTGTGGTACTGCGGGGGTAAGCGGCACGCCAACTGCGTTTTATCACGCCATTACACAAGAGGAGTTACCTGTAGGGTTTGCAGGATTTATGCAGAATTATGGAGATAATACTATATTCCCAGAGTCTCCATATTGTAATTGTGCAGGTACGGAAATAAAAGAAATAACTGGTGCAGCTGTAGATGAACTTTTCGACACTGGCTTAGCTGGAATTATGGATGATGCTCAATGGTGGTTAGGTTCTGTAGGATCTTCTAATCCTATTAAATATTGTGATTGTGGAGGAGGACTTCCAACTACTGTTGCTTGTGATTGTGATGGAGACTTTTTAGGAAATGTTCCTGCTTCTACTCAATCTAATGGAGTGTGTGATTGCGATGGAACAAGACCTTGGGATTTATATGCCTCTACATCTGTTATTGATAATACATGTGACTGTAGTGGAGATGTTATAGCTGCTGCTGTAGCAGCAGGATATTGTCCAGGATGTACAACAGATAATGTACAATTAAAAATGTATCCAGATACAGATGGAGATGGTTTTGGAGAATGCTACGCTGTTAATCCATATTATAATCCTGGAGCAGCTATTATTGAAGGAGGAAATACAGGAGATTGTTCATCTTGTTACTATGAAATGAAATGTCCTACTAATACAGATGCGAGTAATCCAGAGCTTCCTTCAGGATGGAGTCTTAGTTGTGGAGATAACTGTACAGAAACTATAGATGAATGTGGTGTATGTGGTGGTTCTGGTATTCCTGCGGAAGAATGTGATTGTGATGGAAATGTTCTTGACTGCGCAGAAGTATGTGGAGGAACTTCAACAACTGATGAAGGGACATCTGGGGGGCACTGCTGTGAACCTGCTACTCAAATGACTTACTACTATGATGCTGATGGAGATGGATTAGGGAATTATGATATGTCACTAGTATTATGTCCTAACAATCCAATAACAAATACAGGAGGATGTACAGGTGCAGGATGTTATGTTCAAGACAACAACGATCCAGATGATACTTGTGCTGGTGTATATGACCAGTGTGATGTATGTAATGGAGATAACTCTTGTTTAGATTGTTTAGGAGAACCATTTGGTTCTGCTGAAGTTGATGAATGTGATGTCTGCGATGGCGATAATTCAACATGTGCTGATTGTGCTGGAGTTGCTAATGGGTTTGCATATTCAGATGACTGTGGAGATTGTGTAGGAAGTTGTGAAAACTGTGTACCTGAAGCAAATTATAATCAAAATATATGCGGAGTATGTAATGAACCAGATCCTCTTCCTGGACAATGCTGTGAAGGAGAATTCCTTTGTGAATGTGAGGGAGATGGAACATGTCTTCCTGATGGATCAGAATGTTCTGAAGATTTAGGATGTGGGTGTGGATTGTTAGCACCAGAAGATTATGCTTGTCCAGCTGATTGTGATAATGGAGATACATATGGATGTTGTGATGGATATGTATGGGATGAGTGTATGCAGCAATGTATGGTAGGATCTAGTGCGTCTTATCAACAAACTGTTTCAAATCCTTGTAATCCCTCAGAGTGTGTGTCTCCCGCTCTAGCGGAGTCTTCATATGTGTGTACATACTGTACTGATCCAGAAGCTGAAAATTACCTGCATAACTGTGATGGAGTTCTTTTGGGTGAGATCCCAGAAGGAGAGCCTGTTTTCGATAGCGGATGTTGTGAATATGCAGTATTTGAAGATCCTAGTATTGATTCAGAAGTAGATGTAGTTGGAAATCTAGCTCCTTATATAGAAGCTGTAATGGTAGCTGTCCCTGAGACTTATGAAGAATGTACTACAGGACAAGGAGTTTCAACTCCTGCAGCATTCACTCATATTACATGGCAGCAACACAGTCATGAAAGTGTAGTATCTACTTCTTGTCCTGGAACAGATTGCACTGATTATGAATATCTTAAGAGTTTTTATTCAGGAGGAGATCTTTATTCTGTAACTTTAAAAAATAGAAGTTTCACAGAAAAATGTCAAGTAATAAAAAATAATCATAAAAAAATATATGTAGATAATGTAGGATATAATGGAGAAGTAATCTTTAGTGGGTTAACAGAAGAGTATGTTAAGACAGGTAGATATTTTAATGTGATTGATGCAAGCCACTTTTTAGTTCCACAAAGTATAGCTTCAGGTGGAGTTTTTAGTCCTTACGATATTTACCAAGAAGAAAATCCCGAAGGATGCGCATCCTCAGACAATCCATATTCTATTTTATGTGGATGGGATAGATATATAACTCCTAATGAAGTTTTATTAACAGATTCTACAACGTTTGGGGATCCTATACAGTATTTACCACCTATTAGTGGCGCTACATATATATATAAACCTCAATTCTATTTTAGATTAGATGCAGATATTGAATTATCAACTTATGATCCTAATGTATTGTTTGCTGAGTATGCAGATAAGATAGAAAAAGTTGAAAGATTCTGGATTAATACTCCAGACGGAGTTGGACTTTCCACAGGTGGTGTAGCGACAGAAACAAATATGACTTACTTTGAGCATATAATGAATCCAACTGCCATAGTAGTTTATAATCCTATGACAGGTTCTACTGAACTTTTAAATAAGGGAAATAGATATACTGAAGCTCAAAATATCGGAGAAGCTGGTGAGAGTATTGAGTACCCAGATGGTACTACAGTTACTAATTGGGAAAATAATACGAGGCCAGCATATTGGGTTTATAAAATAACTCCTAAAACTAATGCAAGTGGAGTATACGAAGAGTTTGTAATAGATTTAGATTCTTTCACTCCTCCAGAGGTAGTGGGAATGTGTACTTCAGCGGATGCTATTAATACTGGATTTACAGCAAATGGAGATACTATTACTGATGTAAGTATTATAAATGATACTATAAATGGGGACAGCCCTCTTTATAACACAGATAATTCTTTATGTAACTTTAGTAATTGTGATGGTATCTTTGAAAATGTATGCTGTGCGGATACATATATAAACTCTATACAAAATCAAGGCTTAACTCCAAGTGATATAGGAGTATATGGGGGAGAGCATGAATGTAAAGTTTGTAATTTTAGTGTGTGCGAAGCTACTGAAGTATGTACAGATCAAACGGCAATAGATTGGACGGATACATCATTATTATCAGGGATTGCTTGGACTATAAATAATGATTTATGTACATACCCTGAAATTGCAGAAGGAGATTTAAGAATTGATGTTTGGGTTAATGTATCTAATCTTGATAATGTAGAACTCTCTAGACTAGAATGGCTTATATATTCTACTCAACAAAATATAATGTTACAATCTCCTAATATATTATCAGTATCTGCTGAAGGAGGAGTTGCTCATTATAGTGTTCCTTTATTAGGATTACCTGCTTGTACTTGGTTATTACCTTTAGGAGTAGATGAAGCAGAAGTTTGGACACAAACTTTACTGCAAATAAATTCTGGGCCTGTGGGCAGTCCTTATACACACCATGAAATAGCTTATGGAGCTACAAATACTCCTGGAGGTTCTATACCGCTTAATGCGGTTGGAATTGGAGGATGTCCTGTAGGATGTAACTGGGCCTCAAATGATTTAATAACAGAACATTGTGTGCATTATATTCAAGAAGATGAAGATGAGTTTACAGAATTATTCTTAGAAATAGATACTGCATATGTACAGGAGAATCCTGATGCTTATAAATGTGCATCTGTTAATGTTATTAATATATCTAGTAATGAAGTAATGGTAGGGCAAACTAGTTTCGCTCATAATTCACAAACTATTTTAACTTTTAATGTTACAGGAGACACTAAAGTGGGTATTAAAGTAAATAACCCGCCTTGTGGTGGAGGAGGAAGATCAATTAATGATAATTATCCTATAAAATACACTCTTAAAACAGAGCAAGGTGAAATTTTAACAACTAAAACTATTTATTAATGTCTTCTACTTACGAACATTTAGAATCATTTACATTAAAGCTTAAGTCCCCAGGCTGTACAGATAGTACAGCTGGGAACTATGATGCAGAAGCAGGCATAGATGATGGGTCTTGTATTGATATGGAATTATTTCAATGTGCAGAGAATAGCTTATTGTCTATTGATTTAGCAGATTGTCATCATACTAAATCTAAAAGAGCTTTAAAGATATATACAATCTATACTATGTATCAAGCTGCATTAGCAGAAAAGAATCAAGTTAAAATTGATATGTATAAAAAAGAATTAAAAGAAATGTGCGATGCACAATATTGTGAAACGTGTTAAATAAAATAAAATGGATAGAAATAGAGATTTAGCAGTACAAATAGTTAATCTGCAAAAAAGAATAGACGAGCAAATGGATTTAGACTATGCTCGGCATGGTGTTACTGTTATACCTGAAGGTAAAGCAACTAGTACAGCTGTAACAGGAGACTTTTACGGAATCAAAGCAGATGGTACAGGTACTAATGTTGATATTATTATAGCAAGTATGATAGTAGACGGTGTTACTATTGCTACAGATATTAAGTTATCTGGAGGAGATGTATTTTATGGTAATATAACTTCAGTATTAATGGATGCTGGAGGAGATGCAAATGCAATCCTTCTTCATAAAAAAGGCCATGGACCTACATTTGAAGTAACAGCTGTATAAGTTATGGGGTATGGAAACGGAATGTCGGGAGGTAAGCAATTAGCTTACAGGCCTGCAAAAAGAAAAGTTAAATTTAAAAAAGAGTTTTCTACTTTTGAAACTAACTATGCAGCCACTAGTGGTGCAGCTAGAATTATATTTACTGGATCTGGTGGTGTAGTATCTGGAACTATAGTTTATAAAAGAGGGTATCCTTTTTGTATTTTTACAGCAACAGATTCATCTGTAACAAATAAAAGATTTGCTCTTAGAGCTATAACATCTGATAGTGTATCTAGAGGAGCACATTTAGTAACATTTAATCAATCATGAGTAAAAATATATTATACATACTTTTATTACTTACTACTATATCACAGGCACAGATATTTAGATTTTCTACATTCTATGCTAGTGTAAGTACAGGTTCTCCTTTTGCAGAGAATCAACAGTTTATGGTTGATGGGGTAGCAGGTTCAGGACAGCTTGTAGAGATTACACAAATCAGTGAGCCTAACTTTAATTTAACTGTAGGGCTTAGAAAGATAGCTAGGTTTGATTATCAAGTTAAGCAAGGTAGGTTTTACACGGGAGCAGAGAATTCTATAAGTGATTATGCTACTGTATCTAATGCACCTGGTCTAGAGTATTTATTAGAATACTCTACCCTTCGTGATAGAGGTATGGAGTTTAGTCAGCATGAATATAAAGTAAGATACATATCAAACCATTTTACAGCACGAGCTGCTTATATAGATGATGGCTTAATAGATTTAAAGTACACACAGGGCGAGTTTAGGCTACGTAAAAATCTAGGAGGTTTAGATTTTACAATAGGCGTGGCCCATCGTTCCCACCCTGTATATGGCTACTCTCCTGTACAGGCATGGTTTGCAATTCCAGAGAATAAACACTGGTGGCAGTTAGCTAATGACTTTGGTTTTTATAGTGATGAAAATGAATGTTGGACTAGGAATGGTGAATGTGTTTCTATGTCAGACGTAGAGTTTTATACTTATCATTTTACTAAGGCTGTAAACGAATATAACAGGCAAGAATTAAGAGCTATGGGCTTACAGCAGGAAGTGTCTGGTGTAATAGGAGTTGATTATTATAAATATAAAGATAACCTATGGTTACACACATGGTGCTCTCTATATCCTATACATAAAGGATTAAATGATTTTTCTTATACATATGGGGATAATAAAGTAGAGTGGGATACAGGAGTAATTATAGGGAGTAAGATAAATAAACACTTAGGGATATTCTTAGAAGGAAGACATCTTAAGTATTGGGATATAAAATCCTATGAGTGTAAAGCAGGTATTAATTATTTAATTTTCTAATGAGTAAGAATTATAAATGGGTGAACTTAACACCAGACGAAATTTGGGAAGCTACAGCTCCTAAGATTAAGAAAAATAAAAAGAAATATAGTAGAAAAAAGAAACGTAAAGAAGACGAAGAGTATGAAGATTTTCAAAGACAGTAATGATTGGAATGAGAAAGCTATTGTAGGATTTGTAGCGTTTGCTATAATGTGTCTTATAATGGTAGCAGATCTTGTAACGGGATGGATTGGTAAAGATTTAGTAATAAACGAATTTGTTTACGATTCTTTTGTTTGGGTTGTACTAGGTTCCTTTGGTATAAGTGGTGTAGAAAAATTTGCTAAAAAATAAAATAATGGAATTAACTGTAGGTGCGATAGAATTAATTATAGGTGTAGCAGTATTACTGGCTACAGCGTTTGGATTGTGGGTAAATCTAAACAACGAGTGCACAAAGATAAAATCTAGAGTATATCAGTTAGAACAATCAGATACAGACTTAAAGGTTATGTTATCAGAGATTTCTGCTAGGCTACATGCGATAGAGCTTATATTAGCTGCTAATCAAATAAAAGATAAGTAATGGGAAAAGAATTAAATGAAGATACATCTCTTAATGTAAGCATTAAGACTTTAGCAGGAATAGCATTTGGTATTGCTACTGTTGTAGGAATGTGGTTTGCACTTCAAGCGGACATAGCTGAGGCTAAGAAATTACCAGAGCCTCCAGATCCAGAGATTACTCGAATGGAATTTGATATGAAAGATCAACTTGTTCGTCAAACTATTATGACAACTCAAGATGATGTCTCTGAGATCAAAGACGATATTAAAATGATAAAGGAAAAGTTATATGAATAAGCTTCTATCTTTATTATTATTAGTATCTTCTAGCTTATTTGCACAAGACTTTATAAGTGACGCAGAGTTTGAGAATAACATTGCTAAAGGTATTACTGTAGTAGAGTTTTGGGCTGAGTGGAATAAAGGGAATGAATGTACTTATTTAACTGAACTAAATGACTGTCAGGTATATAAGATTGATGTGTTAAAATATTCAAATATCCAAAAGAAATACTTAGTTTTTTCACTTCCGACCTTAATTATTTTTGAAAATGGAAAAGAAATCACTAGATTTGCAGCAGACATTACTTTTAAACTTCCTATAGAGAAGAAAGGAGTTCAAAAAGAAATAGACGAATTAATTTTTAATAAGTTTCAGTAATGAAAAATAAAAACTTAGATCAAGCAGGAGTTATAGTGCTCATTTTAGTTGTTGTATTTATGTTTATCATAGGTATGGGAAAAGCT